CGGTGGCACTATACTCACCGATAGTTTTGGAGTATTACCATATGTAAGTAAAGACGTATTTACCCATAAACATTGTAAAGCCTCGGTAGCTAAAAGAATATTGGGCAGTAGATTGTGGAATTCTACAAATATGATAAAAATATGCTTATATCGTAATGAAGAAGAGAGAATAATAAGTTGGTATAATCATATTAAAAAGTCTAGTGAAGCTTTATCGAATAATAATTTCAAACATCGTGTTGATGATTTTTGGAAACAATTAGTTAATAAGTATGAACATTTAACATTCGAGGAGTTTATAAAATCACACAGATTACCAAAAATTGATTTTTATTGTGATGAACCAGAAATGAAATTATTAACAACCAAAGAAGCATATAAATTATTAGTAGAATTAACAGAATATGATCCACAAATTGTAATATATTAGTGTATCTATAAGTAGAATTCTTCTATATCAAGGATTATTAAATTGAAAAAAAATAACAAAGGATCTAAAAAAAGATCCAAGGTAGTTGATCTAACTAAAGACTTTCAAGTAGTACCAGATATACATACTGTACGAAACTCTGTTAAGCCAAGAACAGATAATCAAAAAGATTATATTAAACTTATTACAGATAATACTATTACATTTTGTCAAGGGCCAGCTGGTAGTGGCAAGACTCATATAGCAATCGGTATGGGGTTAGAGTATTTATTGAACGACAAAACTCCTATTAAAAAAATTATAATCACCAGGCCAGTATTAGAAGCTGGAGAAAAGATAGGATATCTACCAGGAACAGCAGAAGAAAAATTACATCCATATTTATTGCCTATTTTAGACGAAATCCACCACTTTATATCCCCGGCACAATATGCTTCATTAAGACTTAATAATAAAATTGAAGTTATACCATTAGGATTAATGAGAGGTAGAAACTTTCATCAATCATTTATAGTCGCTGATGAATGTCAAAATGCATCATATGATCAATTGCAAATGTTACTAACTAGAATTGGACAAGATAGTAAGATGGTACTAACAGGAGATGCTGCTCAATCCGATCTCGGTAAGCACTTGCGAGGAGGGTTTGTTGATATTATAATGGCACTAGACAATTTACAAGGTGTCGGTATTTCACAACTTAGAACCACGGATATAGTTAGAAATCCTATTATCGCACAAATCTTAGGACGCTTATCGGATTATGAAAATAGAAAATAGTAGATGTTTGATTTTGAATGCCGATTATACAGTATTAGGGATTATTAATTGGCAAAAGGCTCTGGTCTGGTCTATGCAATTGGACCACAAACAAAAACCGAGAGTAGAGATAGTAGATTTTTATAAAGATGATTTTATTCAAGGTGTTAATAAAAAATTTCCCATACCAGCTGTGGTCAGAACATTTAAATATTTTAGGATACATGATTCTCGCGTCAATTTTTGTAGAATAAACTTATTTATTAGAGATGATTATAGTTGTCAATATTGTGGTATTCGTAAAAATAAAAATGAACTGACCTATGATCACGTTGTACCAAAGTCTGTATGGAAATCTAGTATGGGGTCACCTACAAACTGGACCAATATAGTCACAGCCTGCATAAACTGCAATAGAAAAAAGGGAGATAGAACTCCAAAGCAAGCAAATATGCCTCTTAAAAATATACCAATAGCGCCGAAAAAAAGTCAAAAGTACTTGCCAATACTCGGTCATCTGTCTAAAATAAGAATGGACATACCGGAAGAGTGGTCTATTTATTTATCTGAAACATAACATGCCAGAATATACTTTTTTTTGTAATAAGTGTAAGAAAAAATACTCTGTATTTTGTTCAATAAGAGATTACACTGAAAAGTCACCATGTTCTAATTGCCATTCTTTTATGTATTCTCATAGGCTATATATAGAAGACGTAGCGACTCAGAACCTATCTGTAAAAAAGGGCGATAGCGAGCTAAAGACCATAGGCGATTTAGCCCAAAGAAATACAGAAAGAATGAGCGAAGACCACAAACATTATTTACAGCAAAAACATAATGACTATAAAATTAATAAAGAGGACACGCCCCTACCTAAAAATATGTACAGACCAACCAAAACTAAAAAAACGAAATGGACATAAAATGATAAACAATAAAGACTGTATCTTCAGACCAAATCCTATATCAGAAACTCAAACAAAAAAACAAGAGTTATTATATTCATTCTTAGGGGAACACGATTTTATTGATTCAGAAAACAATCCTAGACTTAATAATGAATCATCAAAAGTATTGGCTAAATATTTTAAAACAGAAACATCTTGCAGATATTTTATAAAAGTTGGTACATATGGTAAAATCTATAATCCTATCGGTATGTATAGCGAAGGAACAGAGAATAAGTTTTTAGCCAGAATTGGAAAAAATGAACTATCTTTCAAAGAAGTAAATCAAAAAGTCTTTGATCAATATCTTAATTTTTTAAGAACAAAAAATATAGCATGGTTAAACAACGCAGAAAGAGAAATGCTATGATCAAAAAAATTACAAAGCTTCATGAATATGCTATATACTATCTGTTCAATACTCTAAAGATGGACACAAAAACCATAGCCAAAGAGGTTGGGTTAACACATAAACAAATAGACAAATTCTTGAATATTCAAAAAAAACCAGCATCGATACCAACCGCTACCTCTAGCACAGAAAGTATAGACGATAGTCTATTAATTAATAAGACACAGGGCAATCGCGGTGGGGTTAGCATTATGACAGGAGCAGCATCTGCTAAAGCGGATGAATTAAATAAACAAAATAATTCTCCTATAGTATCAAGAACAGCAAAAAACGCTATATTTCGTCCCAAAAATAAATAATGTCTAATAAAAAATATCCATCGAAATATTCGAATGGTAAGTTAGTATCTGCTGCTCAGTATATTACTGAAATAATATGTGAGAATAAAGCAAGAACTGACAAAAAAGATTTACACTATAGGTTTTGGTTAACTAAGGAGTGGGCTGTTTACTATAGGAATCAAATAGCATCGGCTAACAAACTACTAGCAAAATATTCAGATATGGCTATTGTTAAAGCTCTACAGAATGAAAGGGCTCAAAAAATTTATTCTCTGCGAGCACCACATCTAATAGCTATCATAGAACAAGAAGAAAAGAAACTATCTAGTAGAAATGAAACACTATCCATAGATGTAGATAGAACAGAAAAAAAAGAATATCGTAAACACAATATCAATAATAGTATTTTGTCTAAATTAAAGGATCTCGATAATGAGTCTTAAAGAAGATGTAAAGAAAAATTTTGGAGATAATATCATATTAACTGCTAACGCTGTTATAGATAAAAATCTTGTAACAATTCCAGTTAGTCCAGCCCTAGATGTTGTATTAAATGGGGGTATACCAGAAGGTTCATTTGTTATATTCACAGGTCAACCAAAATGCGGAAAAACCACTACGTCACTAGACTTCTGCGCAACCGCACAAAAGCCAGAATATGCCCACGGCTCGTTTAAGGATGGTAGAGAAGTGTACTATCTAAACATCGAAGGTAGATTAAAAAAGAGAGATTTAGAAGGTATACCAGGATTAAATCTAGACAAGTTTAATATTATAGGATCTCAAGAAGGCAAAATCCTACACGCAGAAGAATATTTGCAAATTGCTGAAAGAATTATAAACGAGATCCCAGGGTCTATAGTGATTATCGACTCATATTCTGCATTATGTACAGAAACAGAAATTACCAGTGATATGAGTAAAATGCAAAGGGCAGATGGCGCTAAACTATTAGCTAAATTTTGCAGGAAGGTGGCTAACGTTATACCTGTGAATAGAAATATAGTTATTGGTATTACTCATTTGATGGGTAATCCTGGTATGGGTCATAGTGAATGGAAAGAAAAGAGTGGTCAAGCTATTGCATATCAAACAGATATTAAATTAAAGGCCAATTATTTCAGCCCATGGAATCTAAATGCTGATAGTCCTCAAATCGGACAGGAAATTCATTGGCAAGTCATGTGCTCGGCCCTAGGGGCTCCTGGGGGCAAAATAACAAGCTATCTAAGATACGGACAAGGCATAGATAAACAAATGGAATTGCTAACATTAGCTGTAGATCTTGGTCTAGTATCAAAAGGCGGTGCTTGGTACACAGTATCTTCTGTTGAAGATAAGCCTAAATTTCAAGGATTAGAAAA